GTGCTCTTGAGCTTCTCTGCGATATTTTGGCATGGACAGTTTGCGTTTTTGCTTCTGCTGTGACATTGACGGTGAACGTGAGCGATGTGAGTTCTGTTTACCGGCTTTGGCGGTGGAGCGTTCTGGACGCGTTTGGAATGTCTGTGTTGAGCAGCAATGCGACCCAGGGTATACCCTTGCCTTGCATTGTGTCCGAAAGTTTTCTTCAGGCCTCGGGGCTTGTGGCGGTAGCAAATTTTGTGCCGCTATTGCTCGTTGTACTCATCTTCTCGGATCTACGATCGTCGTGGCGTTACGCTGTAACTTTTGTTGGGAGCCTTTGGGCACCTTCAATATGGTGTGGCAGCGTCACGGCCTTCGTAGTGCTTTTGGTGAATTTCGCGTGTTGGATGTTTGGAGTCCCACATTCGGAGCTTGGAGTCCTCATGACGCATATCCTGGTTGTATGTTTTGCAACGGTGCGCCACATGGGAGTCCGTGTTATTGGCATGGTGATCAACGATTACCGTGTTCTATATACGGTGAGCGCCATTGCCATGGGTCTATTATTTGGAATCGTTCTGAGGACAGTTAAAAGATACCAGGGTTTTGGCAAGCACTTTTTGGTGCAGAATAATATGGACAGCGAGAAGCTTGAGGAGTCGATCCCCAGAGTTCCCGTTGCGCATATTGAGGTTGTCGCCCCGGAAACGAAGGAGATGGCCTTTAAGCAGAGTGACCGACAATGGTTTCCTACCGGGGCTTTCCCTGTTGGGATTGGGCGATTCGTCGCTCACCGGAAGGGGGAAAAGGCAGGTTTTCATGCGGGCCTTGGCTTCCTTTTGGACATTGGTATGGGAAAAGTTGTCTTGATGATGACGGATCACCAGCGCCAGCGGGCCGCTGAGAAGGATATGCAAATGTCTTTCCAGGGTCCCGTTGGTCTGGCACCAATCGGGGATTTGCACGTCCTTGCCCATGGGGTAGGAGATATGGATTTCCTTGCTCTTAAGGTGTCAGATAGCAATTTGCGGTCGCTCACTGGCGTTAAGGCTTTGAAACTTTGCGCTGGTGTTGACAGCTTTAATGCTCGTTGTTTTGGTTATGACGAGGAGACTGATCGATTTTGGGAGAGCCATGGCCGTGCAGATCGGTTGTGTGACGCAAATGGTAAGACTATGCGTTATGCACACCACTGTACTACTACTAATGGCTCTTCAGGAGCCCCTCTTGTTTGTCATGGTGTCGGCGTCGTCGGTATTCACACTGGCGGTCGTCGTATGTCCGACGATGAGACTCCCGCGTATAACCTCGCTACGTCGCTGACTTTCTTGCGGCAGATGCGTAAGTTGAAGGGCTTGGAGACAAATGTCTATTTCCGCGATGATTTCGTGGACCAGGACTATGTTTCTAAGTGGGTGCGTTTGAATCGCGAGTTGGACCCTATGGGTTATTGGGAGGATGATATCTATTATCCCGAAGATATGGACGATAAGTATGATTATCTCTTGGATGAGGACTTGTATGATTTGGCTGCCTATGGGGCCCGCGGTTCTTTGGGCATTGACGGAAGCCTTGAATTTCGTCTCGAGAAGAAGATTCAGGAACTGGGAGAGATCGCTAAGGTGCTTACCCCGGTTCCAGAGTTGCTTGTGGTTGAGGACCTTACGGTCGGACGACCCAGGCCTCGAAAGCCTCTTCCCGCTCCTGTTTTGCCGAAACCTTTGCCGGTCGTTGACATTTCGGAGCTGGAGGAGCTTGTGGAGCCTCTTTTCCGGGAATCCCCGGCTTCGGTCGGGGCTCCGGTTGTGGACCCTCCGAGACAGGAAGGCGCGAAAGCGCCTCCGGTTCAAGAAAGTCTCAAGATGAAGGAAAAGGTGGCGAAGAAAATCGCGAATTTGGAGCAGGTGTATGGATTGGACATGGCGTTCGAGAAATCGATGCCGTGTACCAAGGCCTTGAATCTGGCGCTAGACAAGCGATTGCAGCAACTCTCCAGTTATACCAAGCGATTGAAACAGGAGATGAGCATTCCCAAGAAGAAGGGCTTGGCCTTGAGCGAATCGGGTCAGCGCTCTCCCTCCGAGGGGGTGGCAAAACAGAAAAGAAAGAAGAATCTGATATTCTCAAAGCGCTCCGAGCCGGTGAAGACCGAGTCGGAGGCATTGAAAGACGTGTGCTTGGCTATGATCAACCAGTTAGGGGGGCCGCAGCTGAAGTCGCAAGTCTTAGATTCCAAGTTGGAAGGCAGCAGCTCCCTACCAGGAGCAGCGCCCATTCCGCCCGCGCAGTAGACCTTTTGGTCCAGCAGCTCGGGGGTGACGGGTCATTGGCATGGAAACGTGCTTATGACCCTCCCGCGGTCAGGGAATTCTTTGTTAAAGCCCTGATCGGTTTTGGACTTAACCGCAAGGCGAGCCCAGGTATGCCGCTGAAGTTGATCGCTAGTTCTAACGAGAAAGTGATTGATGAATATGGTATGCTTTTGGTTTACCTTGCGGAAGCCCGGCTTCGTTTACTTATGCTTGACCCTGAGGTGGTGTGTCGTTTGACCCCGCTTCAGTTGGTCGAAATGTATTTTACGGACGCCGTGCGCGTTTTCGTTAAGCAAGAACCTCACACTAGTGAGAAGATTGCTCAGCGACGCATGAGGCTTATAAGCTCACGGGGCCTGGTAGACCAATTGGTTGAGAGGTTCCTTTTCCAAGAGTACCAGGACTGGTGTATTCAGAAATGGGATTGTCTTCCCGTGAAGCCCGGAATGGGCCACACGGACGAGATGATGTCTAAGATTTGGAACACAGTCCAGGCCGAGTTGGCCACGCAGGATCTTGATAACGACGACGTGAGTGGTTGGGATTTTAGTGTCCTGCGTGACCGAATGATGAATGCAAACAATGTGCACTTGCGCGTTATGAACCCTCCCGAGTTGATTCGGAATGCGATGATTAATGTGACGTGGTGTCTTGCTACTAAGGTGTGGTGCACATCATCTGGTGCTCTTTTCCAGCAGAGAGAGTTTGGGGTTATGGCCTCTGGTTCATTCCGGACTGCCGACCTCAATTCTGTCATGCGTGTTTTACTCTCCTACGAGGTCACTTTTGATCTTGGGGGGGGCGAGAGAGATTGCTTTGCGATCGCCATGGGGGATGACTGCGTTGAGTCTTCCTTTGGGGGGTTCGAAGCGAGGAAGGCGTTATATGCTGAGTATGGCTTTAGACTTACTGAGCATGTTACGATTAAACCTCTCGAGAAATTTGAGTTTACTTCTCATGAGTATCGAGATCCAGGTTACGCGTCTTTGAGCGCGTGGCCGCGCTCCCTCTATAGGTTGCTGATGAAGTCTTATGATGAGATTGAATTATTGCAATTTGCGTATGAGTGTAGGCACAATCTTGAGCTCGAGGAGATTTTGAAATTCCTTAAGCGCGTTGGTTGGATTCCCGATGAGGTTGATCTTGTCTTTGAGTTCAAGCAGTGTGCTCTCCTTGATGTGGGTGGCCCTGTCTGGGGGCCACAAAAGTTTCCAAGAGAGGACCCAAGCTGTTTCGTCGTTTTTATGTCCAAAGCAGAAAAGAAGATCCTCCACGATCTCAAGGAGATCAAGGAAAAGGAAAAGAAGAAGCAAACCGGGCGCAAGATGCTTCCCGTAAGCGCGAGCTCAACGGGGAGGTCAAAGGCCAAGGTGATCAGCAGACCGAGCGACGCGGTGGGCAGTGTCAAGAACTACGGCACCCCATACAACGCGTTGAACAGCCAGCTGCACAAGTTTATGCCATCACAGACGCAGGCAGCGTTGATGGCGTGGGCGCACACGGTTGCAAACCCAAGGACCAAGAACCCGCACCCCGTGCCGCTGATGGCTGCCCCGGGTGCGTCTGCTTCGGTCCCTCAAATGTTCAAATGCACGTTGTACGGCACGGCCCACGCTAATGCGTCCGGCTGTGTTTTTATTGGTGCAAATGCTGACGCTTGGTACCCCGCCACTCCTGGCGGCGAGGTGCCTTCCGGAGAGCAGTGGCCTGTCCCTGGCAATCGATACTTGGTTGTCCCAGGCGGCCTCCCTGATTATGGGAATTATCAGGGTTTTCCCGTGCATTATACTGACGCTGCTTGGGCTGGTGGTGGTTCCAGCAGCGCTATTGAGTATCCTACTTGCACGATGAATGTTTCGAGTGGTGTCACTGGTTTGAACTTTTCTGGTTTGCCCAGTGATTTTATTCCGAACATGACCAATGACACTCGCTATACAAATGTTGCCGTTGAGCTTCGGGTTCGTCCCACTCAGGCTCAGCTGTATGCA